GTACGAGACTGCAAAAGGGAAAACAAAAACCTATTTTACTTGGGGCTCTGAATATGTCACGTTGAAACGTGACGACAAAAGGGATTTAATCAACATAAAAATGCCCTGGATTGGCAACGACGAAATCATGCGGATCGATAGCTACATAGAGCTTGGAGCCGATGTTACTCTTTTTGGCGACGCTACCGCTGCGGATGTTGCAAAAGGCAAAACATTTACAAGTACAGCTGGGTTAAAAGTTACCGGTACTGCGGAGCCTGCCGAAAGCGATAACAACGTTGAGGCATACGCCGTCACGACCACCAGCCCCAGCGTGAATTTTAAGCGCACTGACGGGGCAATCAAGATCTGGGGCTACGGCACCATGACCAGTTCCGGTGGCTGGGGCCAGCAGACTACGAGCCTGGTCGCGTTTGAGGGCGACAAGTACCACAAGGGCGCCATATACGGCGGCCCAAGCAGTACCAGTTTGAGTCTAAGCATCAGCAACGGAAAACTGACTGGCCTGCCGAGTGGACTGACGGCGATCAGCGCGATTGTAACGAGAGGTATATGATATGAGACTGGAAAATGAAGACGTCCTGCTTCACTGGCCCCTGGCCCAGCACATTATCACCGCGGGCTGGCTCTACAATGACGGCAGCCTGCACCGGGCGCTGGATTTCCGCGCGGCGGTGGGCACGCCGGTGTATGCCGCGGCAGACGGTACGGTGGAAACCGCATACCGCTGGAATGGCCGCCGCACCCAGGGGGATACCAACAGCTATGGCAATATGCTCAAGCTGCGCCATGCGGATTACCGCGGCGGCCGGCTGGAGACGCTGTACGCCCATTTGAGCAAACTCTGCGTGGCCCAGGGGGAGACGGTATACGAGGGCCAGCTGATCGGCTACAGCGGCGATACTGGCAACTGCTATGGAGCACACCCGCATTTTGAAGTGCGCTGGAAAGGCCAGCGCACCAACCCGCTGAACTGGCTGGACAACGATTTCAGCACGGCCAGCAGCGCGGTAAAATTGGGCAGCTACAGCAGCGTACAGCACGCAAAGGAAGTGAAGCACATGTATTATGCAATCGACGTAAGTAAGCATCAGGGCAAATTCAACTGGCAGGCGGCGTATGACAAGGGCATCCGCCACGCCATGCTGCGCGCCGGGTATGGCCGTTACAGCAGTCAGGTTGACCCCCAGTTTGAGCGCAACGCAGCGGAGTGTGCCCGCCTGGGCATCCAGTATGGCGTGTACTGGTACAGCTACGCCAGTACCCCGGCGGAGGCACGCCAGGAGGCCCGCTGTTGCCTGGCCGCGATTAAGGGCAAGCACCTGTGCCTGCCGGTGGCGTATGACATTGAGTATGAGCCGTGCATCCTGCGCCTGACCAATGCCCAGCGCACGGCACTTGTACAGGCCTTTTTGTCGGAGATTGAGGCCGCAGGGTATTACGGCATCCTGTATGCTAGCTGCGATTTTATCCGCAATCGGTTGGACCACAAGTTCCTGTCCAAATATGATATTTGGGTAGCGCAGTACAGCAGCAAGTGCACCTGCCCCCTGCCGTATGGCATCTGGCAGTACAGCAGCCGCAACGCGCTGGGCATCCCCGGCTACGGCACCAGCCTGGACTGCAACCGGGTCTATAAGGACTATGAGCAGCTGATGATCCAGGCGGGCCTGCAGGGCCACACCGCGCCCACCCCGGAGGATACCACCCCCAACAAGCTGGACAAGCAGCGGATTACCATTGGCCGTATCTCCAGCGGAGACCGCGCGACCATCCGCGCCCTGTGCGAGGGGCTGGGGCTGATCGCGGCGGGCCTGTACCACGAAACCTGTGCAGCTGGCAACCAGTGGATGCTGGACGTTGGGCCGGTATCCAGCGGCGATGCCTGGTACATTATGCGCAAGTGTGCAGAGCTGCAACTGATTGATGCAGGGCTGTACAAGGCCGAATATGTGGAGGAGTGATTTGGTGGATGCTATTGTTGTTGCGCTGATTACTGGCGGGTTGAGCCTTATCGGCGTTATTATTACCAATCTTGCCGGGCAGCGGCGCACAGAGCAGAGGATGGCCACCGCGCAAGCCGTGACCGATACAAAAATTGAAGAGCTGACCCGTGAAGTCCGTGCCCACAATAATTTTGCCCAACGTGTACCGGTGCTGGAAGAACAAATCAAGGTTGCAAACCACCGCATCACCGATCTCGAGAACAAAACCGCTTGAACACGAATACATAGGAGGAAAAACTCATGGATTTTGCATCTTTTGGTATGGCAGGGGTGGCGGCGATTACGGTTATCTGCTACCTGGCGGCAACAGCGGTCAAGCAGACCCCGCTGGCCAACAAATGGCTGCCGTCCATCTGTGGTGCCCTTGGCGGCCTGCTGGGCCTTGCCGCCATGTACATCAACGTGCCGGACTTCCCGGC